TAAACATCACCGACTTTTCCAGAAACCTGACCAGCTTCGTCACCACGTTTGTCGAAATGAACAAACTCATCCAATCCTAACAAGTAGGAATAGACTTCGGGTGAAGCATACAGCCAAGAGTTACCATCGGTGTAATCGTGTCCTGCATCAAGCAGTTTTACAAGACCGCTCCGTAGTAATGCGGCTGTCAGTTGGTTATCTGTACCAAGTGCTGTGTCGTTACCTGTAGCACTCTGGATTACGTCAACTGCGAGATAGTTTTCTACTTTCTTTGCAATTGCATAGCCCATTGAACGAGCGTACATATTGAAAAGGTCAGCAGACTCTTGGACTTTTACAATGTCCTCAATCCGCTTTGCTTCGTAATGATGTTGGTCAACAGAAAGGTCAATCTTTCCGTCTGTGTTTGCCGAATAGGTAACGGCTGTGTCGGCTGATTTAGCCGCCGCAGTTTCTTCTGTTACCTTCGGGATATGTAGTGTGTCACCACCACCTGCCAACATTGAACTGAAATCAGAAACTTGATTACGAAGACGGAACATCCGTTCTGCATAGTCAAGCAGAGCATCTGACCACATTTCAGGGATAAAATTGGCGGCAGTTGTTACTGTTACATTAGCCATTTAAAGACTCCAAATTTGATATTATCGTGTGTAACTATCAAGAATGGATTGCCAATTTTCTCTTTTTTCTTTTTCAGACATATCTTTCATAGGTTTTAGATTATTTCTATCAACCTTCGATTCAGCCTGACCAACATTACTTCTTTGTTCTCTTGAGAACTCCGAAACAATGCTTTTCAAAAGAGAAATATCATTGACACTTCCAAACTTCTCTCTCTTTTCCTCTGGTAGCCTTTCCAATAAGTCACCACGAACTCCATCGTAAAGGGCATCGAATTGCTCTTTATATTTAGTCAATTCTTCGTTTTTCGCCCTTTCTTTTTCAAGTAGTGTTTTAAACTCCCCTTGCTTTTCCATTTCTTCTTCTTGCCTTTTCTTTTCGGCATCAGCAAATTCTGTTAGTTTAGATTCTACTTCTTTTCGTTTCTTGATTTCTTCAGAAAGTCTGTAAAGAGGAACTTGAATATCGGACTTACTGTCCTCTTGTTCCGTTTTTACGTCTTGACTGACTTCAGTCTCATTTACGTCGGACTGTTCGACTGATGTTGTTTTAACCTCTTTTGTTGAGTCGGACATTTTTACCTCTTTTGTTGAGTCAGAATACCATTAAGTGTATTTTTGCAAAATACGATTGCAAAATACTCATAATGAATTTTAAATTAGTTGGTCTGCGTTCTGCAACCGAAATTTTGAAAAATAACAATTTAATGGAAAATGGAACTGGCGAAGACCTCGGTTTTAAAAAGAAATGGTTTGAATACATTGGTTACAAACCTCATAACGGTCAAAAACTATTACATTTCCCAGATAAAGAATCCGCTTCATTCTTTGTTTGCATATGCGGACGAAGATATGGAAAAACAACTGCCGCATATAGAGAGGCAGAGTTCTACGCCGCCCAACCGAACAAAAAGATTTGGCTTGTGGGTTTATCGTACAAAAAATCTCGGCTTATGTTCCGAGAAATATGGAAAGATATGGTAATTGGACACGATGAGGATATTAAGTCGGCATCTGAAAAGGAGCAACACATAGAGTTTAAGTGGGGAAGTACGGTTTCGGGAATGTCAGCAGACAATCCAAGTTCATTGGTCGGCGAAGGCTTGGACTTACTGATTGTGGACGAGGCGGCAAAAATGTCACGAAAAATATGGGATATGTATTTATCTCCAACGCTATCAGATAGGAAGGGTAAGGCAATTTTTATTTCTACACCAGAGGGTTATAACTGGCTGTACGACTTGTATCTCCTTGGGAAAACAGACCCTCATTGGCACTCTATGAGATTTCCCTCTTGGGTAAATAATCACGCATTCCCAGATGGCAAAGGTGATGAATTTATAAGAGAAAGGAAAAGAAATCTTGCAAGGGAGGTTTTTGAACAAGAATACGGCGGAGAATTTTCTACATTTGAAGGTAAAGTGTATCCATTCAATAGGGAAGTTGACTCTGGGGATTATCCATTTAATTCCGATTTACCAACTTACTGTTCTATTGACTTTGGCTATAGAATGCCTTCAGTGCTATGGTTTCAGACTTACACTCAAGGTGGAATCACTCATATCAACATTGTTGATGAAATAGTACACGAAAGAAATATTCCCACAGAGAAATTAGCAAGAAGAATCCTTGATAAAAAATATCCTGTCTATACTTATTATGGCGACCCAGCAGGTGTGGCTGTTCAGGGTCAAAGTGGACTCGGGGACATAGAAATATTTCGCAGAGAAGGAATATATGTCCGCTTTTTAAAAGATAGATTAAGTCGTAATATAGCATCTGGGGTCGCATATGCCAGAGGATTCTTCGAGAGTGCCGACGGATTGAGGAAAATCCACGTTGATAATAAGTGTACTGGGATTATGGAAGATTTTGAGAATTACCGTTACCCAGCGGAAGTTGAAGGCAAGAGCTTGTCTCTTGACCCGATAAAAGACGGATACCACGACCACGGTGCTGATGCGTTCAGGTATTTCATTGTGAATAGGTTTCCAATAAAACAGAGAAGTTTTAATAAAGTTAAAAGGTAGATACTATGGCTAATACAGCAGAAGAAATTATAAAAAATTCATTGAGGGATTTTAAGCAAACCCAGTCGAGGGCGAGAAGAGATGAAGTACGAAAATTACTCGATTACTATACTGGCACATCAACTTCAGAATATATAAAAAAGTATTTTAATGCAGATTCCTTTAGGGAGATTCCACATTATGAGGCAAATTTTACAAAAAAATTCATAAATAAGATTTCAAGAATCTATACAGTTGGGGCAAATAGGAATGTAAATAAAAAATATAATTCATTAGCTGGGTTAAAAGACGTTAGGATGAAACACGTTGAGAGAATGACTCGTCTCGTTGGTACTATCGCCTTGAGGGTAATGTGGTCTGGGGATGAAGATAATCCAATTTTTGATTATAGACCTATTTATTACTTTGACCCTTATTTTGGTTCAGACCCATTTAATCCAATTGCAATTGTTTATCCTATGAACTCACCTGTAAATGATTCAAGCTCAACTGAAAAATTGAAATATTGCTATTGGGATTCAGAGATTTTTCGCATTGTTGATGAAAATGGTCATATTTTAGATGAAATTGAACACGGATACGGAGTATTGCCTTTTGTTTTTCTTCACAGGGAAGACCAAATAGATTCATTCTTTGTTGAGGGCAGTCAAGATATTGTCAGTGCTAATGAACACGTTAATATCGCAATGACAGAAATGCAATTGGGATTAAGGTTTCAAATGTTTGGTCAGCCTTGGACAAATCTGGACGCAGATAAACCAGTAACAAGAACTGGTTCTGATGAAATATTGATGCTTGGTGATGGAGGACAGTTCAATATTGAATCACCAACTGGAAGTATTTCTGCTGTTATAGAAAATATCAAATTTCAAATTGAAATGGTGGCACAGAATCATCACCTCTGGGTTACTTGGGCTGAACAGGGTGGAGAAGTTCCCTCTGGAATCAGCCTTATGATTAAGGATTTAGAGAGACACGAAGATTTTATAGACGATATAGAATTATGGAGGCTTTACGAAAACCAGATATACAATGTTGAAAGGGCTATCGCCGATTTCAATTTTGTAAGTCTCCCAGACAGATTTGCTGTAGATTTCAATGAGGTTGAGTACCCAATGACCGTTCAGGATAAAATTATGATGGATGAGTTCGGATTATCCCATAATCTTATCACCGAGGCAAAACTGATGGTTAGAGACAATAAAGACCTGTCAGTGGAACAAGCACAAAAAATAATCAATGAAAACAGGGAAGCGAATGAGCAGTCAGCGAATAGAGGACTCTTTTCTACGTTACGTCAAGAGGCTTAACGAATTAAACGATATTGAAGTCTCTTTAGATGGTCGTATCGAGGAAATTATGGAAAATCCAGAGAAATGGGCTGAAGAACAGGCTGAAAAATTGATTTCAGACAATCTTG